GCGGGGCAAATATAAAATTTCTTGCCCGCACGAGGTCGGGCGGCAGAGGCCAGCACGGCGATCTGCTTATATTTGACGAAGCGCAGGAACTTGACGAAGATCAGCAGGCGTCATTTTTGCCCGCCATATCCGCTAGCCTGAACCCTCAGACTATATACATCGGCACGCCTCCGGAGCCGCAGTCGCCCGGAAAAGTATTTCGCGGTATTCGCGACAAGGCGCTGTCTGGAAAGACGAAGACGGCGGCGTGGTTTGAGTATTCCGTGCCTGAGATTGGTGACGTTACAGATCAGAAACGATGGGCGGAGACGAATCCGGCTCTGGGAAGACGCATACTCTTATCAACAATAGAAGGCGAATGTGAACAGATGCCGGCGGATACATTTGCGCGTGAGCGCCTCGGATGGTGGAGCCCCGTAGCAGTCGAGCGGATAGATTACGCCATACCGTCAAAGGTCTGGGACGCCTGCGTGTCTGACGAAATGAAGCCGGAAGGAAAAACGGCTTACGGCGTCAAGTTCTCGCCAGATGGTTCGGAGGTCTGCCTGTGCGGTGCGGTAATACCGGCATCCGGTAAGGCGCGCATATCACTGATTAAGCGCGAAAGCACTTCGAAAGGGCTGTCATGGCTTGCCGCGTGGCTGAATGAAAGATACAAAAGCGCCGCCTGCGTCGTGATAGACGGAAGAAACGGCGTTGATGCACTTATAGACAAGATTGTAGACGTTTGGAAGATGAAAGGCTCAATAGTACGGCCTTCCGCGAAGGACTTGATCGGGGCCGTCGGTATGCTGTGCGACGCCCTGAATGATAAGAGTGTTACATGGTACAGAGGTCAAGAGATGCTGAGAAACAGCGCCGTAAATGCGACAAAGCGGCCTGTATCCGGCGGGTGGGCCTTTGGCGGTGATGATGCGATTCCCATAGAGGCGTGCGCCCTGGCTTTTTATGGCGCGAAAACGTCAAAGAGGGACCCGCAAAAGAAGATGAGGATCGGTTAAATGTTCGGGATATCTGTTAATGACGTTGTAGGCCTTGGCGATTATGAGAAGGCAAAACTTGCAAAGCTCATAGCGGTGTACGATAGCCACAACCTGAAGAACATCGAAAAAGAAAGATATTATGACGGAAAGGTGTCCCTCGGCAGCGTCAACCTCGGCATTGCGCTCCCTGAGAACTTCCAGAAGTTAGAAATCGGCTGCGCGTGGGGCGCCAAAACCGTCGATGTACTTGCGGCGCGGTCCATGTTTGACGGATTCGTCGGAGCTGGCGGAGTTGATAACGGCGAAATGGACACCATTGTGTCCGGCAATAATTTGATCGCGGAGTATATCAAGGCCTGCCGAGACGAACTTAAATACGGCTGCACGTTTGCCACGCTGTCGAAAGATGACGCAATCGGCTGCCGGATCAGATTCCATTCTCCGCAGACAGCCGCGGCGTTATGGGACGGACAGGCGGGCCGTATAGACTGCGGCATGGCAATCATTGACACGATGCCGTCTGACGAAAGTGCGCTGATGTGGACGCCTTCGCTGATTAACCTGTACACATCGGACGCTGTATGGGTCATCACAAAGCGGAATGACTACATATGGGACTCTGAACGGCATCCGCATCGGATGGGCCGCCCGCTTATGGAGGCAATGATCTGGAACGCCACAAGCAATAAGCCTTTTGGCCGGTCCAGAATCAAAGAGCCGATCAGGCGGCTGATACAGGGATACGTCAGGACCATAGCAAACGCCACGATAGGCCTAGAGTTCGCCACAAGCCCGCAGAAGTATCTGCTAGGCGTCACTGATGAACAGTACGACGTTGTGATAAATCAGAAGTTCCGGCAGTATGTCGGCAGTATCCTGGCATCAACAACGAACCCGGAGACAGGCGAAAAACCGACGTTTGGCCAGCTCACGCAGGGCAACATTTCCCCGCACGTCGAGATGGTCCGCATTCTTTCGACGCAGTTTTCCGCAGCGACCGGCCTGCCGGTGACAGATACCGGCGTTGTGAACGATGCGAATCCGACAAGCTCGGACGCAATCGAAGCACAGACAAAAACACTTGTAGGGCTTGCGCAGGAACTCAATACAGGCAACGGAAACGCCTTGCAGAACATCGCACACATGGCGCTGGCTATTTCATCGGATACAACTCTGGAAGGCCTTACAGACGATCAGAGAAGCATCATGGCGCACTTTAAGAACCCTGCAATGCCATCCGTGGCAGTCACAGCGGACGCGGCTATCAAAATCGCGTCAGCGCGGCAGGGATTCGCACAGACGGATACGTTTCTTGAGATGGTCGGCTTTTCGCCGGCTGATGTACGGAGGATCAAGGCACAGGAAACAAGAAGCAGGGGCCTGCAAGTTCTTGATGAAATCGCAACGATTGAGGACGTGGTCGAATGATCTGGATATCAGACGAAGTATGGGACGCCTATATTGCGGGGCTGAGAAAGATAAACCAGAAGGCGGCAAGGGAGATGTTCAAATACCTCTCAACGCATGAATGGGCCGCCAGCAACGCCGCAAAGCAGGCGGCTATAGATTACGCTTTTGCGCTTGCTACAAAGTACGGTGAGGGCGCTTCGTCTCTGGCTTGCGAGATGTACGATTCTGTCATGGCGGCGTCCGGCTATCCGGTGAATGAGGCTGTTCCAGCAGACACGGCCACCATTGCGGAAGTAGCGAAGGCATTCAACGGCACAGCAAAGAGTGGAAACATCGAAATAATGGCGGATGCAATCGGCAGGCTTGTGAAGCTGACGGCGGCAGACACAACACTCATAAACGCAGCAAGGGACGGCGCACAGTTTGCATGGATTCCGCGCGGGGATACGTGCGCCTTCTGCCTGACACTGGCGTCAAGGGGCTGGCAAGACATCTCAAAGGCAACCTTGAGAAAAGGACATGCGGAGCACATACACGCAAACTGTGACTGTATGTACGCTGTAAGGATGAACGAGAACACGGACGTACAGGGGTACAATCCGGACAGATATCTCCGCATGTATTATGATGCTGATCTGGAAGGGAATGCGGCAACACCAAAGAACCGCGTAAACGCTTTGCGGCGCGAGTTTTACAAGCAGAACAGCGAGAAGATAAACGCACAAAAGCGGTCCGCGTATGAGAAACAGCAAGAGCGGGAATCATCCGCAGCGGAGGAGGTGATCGTAACTTGATGATCATGATTCATGCTTGCCCGGACAGAGAGTGGTATGTGGAGAAATACCTTGTACCCTCGATCGTCGAGCAAGGCATCCCTCCCGATGATATTACGGTCTGGATGGACAGAGAGAAGCGCGGCAACCTCCGATCATGGGTTGAGAGCTGTGAATCCCTTCGTGGCGTACCTGGCGGAACGTGGCATATACAGGATGATGTGATGATATGCCGCGACTTTTCCGAACGAATCCGAGAACATGACAGCGGGATAGTGTGCGGGTTTTGCCACGACCTATACGAACCGCATCAGCTTTACGTTATCGGAAAGACAATACCATTTGACATGTGGCGGTCATCTTTCCAGTGTATCCGCATACCGAACGAGATAGCCGCAGAGTTTGCGGACTGGTTTGAAACAGCAAAGCACCGTGATGACCTTCAGCATTACGTCAGGACAGGAAAATGCGACGACAGCATTTTTCATACTTACATCAACGAGGAACGCTGTTATGAGCCAGTGTACAATCTTGCGCCGCATCTTGTAGAGCACGTTGACTGGTTGATTGGCGGATCGTCCATAAACACATGGCGGTCATACATCGCAAGGGGCGCATATTTTTATGATGACGATCTTGTAGAAGAACTCAAAGAAAAATTAAGTCACAGAGAAGTCGGCTAATAACCGGCTTTTTATTATGCCCGGCAGGGCGTAAACCATGCAACCGCAGTGAAGCGACCACGTAAAAAGCGTAGCGGAGAAAGGAAACACATGAAACGCACAGATATCACGGCACTTTTTCCAGAGGCAACTGATGAACAGATTAAAACGCTGATGGACATCAACGGGAACGACATCAACACCGCAAAAAGAGGCGTCGAAGAACTTCAGGCATCACTAACAGAGGCACAGGCAAAGCTCACGGCACAGAATACGGCAGAGGCCGATCTGGCTGCCGCACAGGAAAAGATATCCGCACTGCAGGCGGACATTGAACAGCGCAACCTTGCCGATGCCATCAGGACGATGCGCGAGAAAGTGGCCGGAGAAACTGGCATCCCGACGAATCTGCTGACAGGCACCACAGAAGAAGAGTGCAAGACGCAGGCGCAAGGGATACTTGATTTTGCGAAACCTTCCGCATACCCGAATGTCAGGGACGGCGGAGAAACACACGTAGACGCTCAGCAGACAACACGCCAGCAGTTCGCTGACTGGTTCAATTCACAGTAAGGAGATCAAAACATGAGTATCGTAGGAAGCGGAATCCCCACAAACAGAACCAACATCCAGTTACCTAATGAAGTAAGCGCGGAAATCCTGCAGAAGACACAGGGCGAGTCCATGGTAATGCAGCTTGCAAGACAGATTGCCCTTCCGGGGCGCGGCACACAGATTCCGGTCATTGCCGGCGATCCAGAAGCCGCTTGGGTTGCGGAGACAGGCGTCAAACCTGTGTCTAATCCGACACTTGATAAAAAGATCATGCAGGCCCACAAGCTGGCCGTCATCGTTCCGTTCTCTGATGAGTTCCGGCGCGATGCCGCTGCCCTCTATGACGCGCTGATTGCTCGTCTTCCGGGCGTGCTGGCAAAGAAGTTTGATAATACCGTATTTTTCGGACCGTCCAGCGGTTCCCTTGCGAACTTCGACAACTTCTCCGCAGTAACGGCTCAGTCGCTGCAGAGCAGCGTATACGGCGGCCTTGTCGCTGCTGATACGGACATTTCCGAGCAGGGCGGTATCCTGAACGGCTTTATCTTCTCCCCGCAGGGGAAAGGAATGCTGCTCGGCGCTCTTGACGGAGAAAACCGCCCGCTGTTTATCAACTCTATTTCCGAGGGTGCTGTACCGCGTATCCTCGGCGCACCGACCTATATCACAGGCGCGGCTTACAAGGCAGGCGCAGCGGCTGGCGAATCTACCGCGGCGGTTCCGGATGTCGTTGGCTTTGCCGGTGACTGGACTCATGCCATGTACGGCACTGTCGAAGGCGTGCGGATCGACTACAGCGCAGACGCAACCCTGACCTATACCGATGGCGAAGGCCAGACCGCTACCATGAACCTGTTCCAGAACAACATGTTCGCCGTCCGCGCAGAAATTGAGGTCGGCTTTGTCGCTGAGACCGCTTATTTCAACGCCCTGACAAGGACGCATAGCGCATGATTGAGATGGTGAACAAGGTTACCGGCACTACAATGTGGATTGCGGACAACCGCGTTGACGAATATCTCCGGGCGGGGCACAGCCTCGCCATGGAGGTTGTAAAGCCGGAAGAACCAATGAAGGACGGAAAACCGCAGCCAAAGCGGACGGTCAGAAAAAAGAGGTGATCACATGGCCTATGCGACACTAACAGATATTCAAGATCGGATGGTAAGGCCATTGTCTGAGGAAGAACAGTCTGTATGTACGGCGCTTCTGGACGATGCCGCCGCCCTGATTGATGCTTATGCCCTTGATGCGCCTATTGACGCGAAGAAGGTTGTATCGTGTCGCATGGTCATCCGTGCGATAAGTGATTCCGGCATGGACGGAACTCCGGTAGGAGCAACGCAGGGATCAATGTCAGGGCTCGGTTATTCCCAGTCGTGGACGATCGGCAGCGGAGGTGCAACCGGAGAGCTTTACATCGGCAAGACCGATAAAAAACTGCTGGGCGTCGGCAATAAGATCGGATCACGCAGCCCCTTGGAGGATATACAGACATGCACGGCACCACAGTAACGCTATACGAAAAACAGGAATCAAGTACTGACCCGTTCGGAAATCCCGTGTATACAGAGACACCTGTACAGGTTGACGACGTACTTGTTGGGGAACCTACAACCGACGACATCACATCAAGCACGATGCTGTACGGAAAAGTTATTCGGTATATGCTCGGCATTCCGAAAGGCGATTCCCATACATGGGAGGATTCCAGAATCGAATGGACGGACGCATATGGAACCCTTCACAGGGTCCGGTCGTTCGGCGTGCCGATCACTGGTATAGAGGCAAATATCCCGACCAGATGGCACAAGAAAGTCAGGTGTGAAGATTATGGCGGTGAAGTTTGAACTGAACAGGGCGGGCGTCCGTGAGTTGCTGAAGTCGCCGGAAATGCGGGACATACTGCAAGATTATGGCAATAAGGCTATTAACAGGCTCGGCGAAGGATACGAAGCAGTTCCGGGCGACACAAGCGAGAGCGTGAGGGCGAAGGTTAAGGTAACAGCGACAACGTACAAGACGCGCCGCGACAACCTCAAGAACAACACGATTCTCAAGGCAGTAGGAGGCGGGGCATGATAGAAGAAATTATTATTAATTATCTGCAGCCGATTCTGCACGTGCCGGTCTCAACCGCGCACAAAGAACATGATCCAGACGCCTTTGTCATCATCGAAAGAGTTGGCGGAGGCTCTGAGAACCACGTCCGAAACGCGTCTATAGCTATCCAGTCTTATGCTCCCACCATGTACCAGGCGGCACAGCTCCATGAATCAGTACTTGATGCAATGGATAATATCATGGCGCTGGATGAGATTGCGTGGTCAAACCTCAACGCAGAATACAATTACACCGACGAAGAAACCAAGAAACCAAGATATCAGGCTCTTTTTGATATCACATACTATTGAGAGGTGAAAAAATGCCAGATACTACAACTAACAATGTGTCAAACGTGTCTGTCGGCAAGCCGAAGATTATCGGCGGGATTTATCGCGCACCGATTGGCACGACACTGCCGACCGACGCAGTAACAGCCCTTGACGCCGCGTTCAAATCACTCGGCTACATCGCAGAGGGTGGCGTAGAAAATGACTTTTCCACTGCGTCAGAAAACTATCGCGCATGGGGCGGCGATATTGTGGTGACGTACAACACCGACAGCACAGATACTTTTGCCTTCGGGATGATTGAGACAATCGGCAACACTGAAGTGCTCAAGACGTGGTTCGGTAATGATAATGTCAGCGGTGCACTTGCTACAGGCATCACGGCCCGCGCAAACGCTGCTGATCTGGATGATTCCGTTTACGTCATCGAAATGACGCTCAGAGGCGGAGTGCTCCGCAGGATCGTCATCCCAAACGGGAAACTGACGGAGCGCGGTACGGTGACGTATGCGGACGAAGAAGTTATTAATTATCCGGCGACCATTACGGCGCAGGCCGGGGCCGATGGAGATACTCACAAAGAGTATACCCAGAGCGCACCAACAACCTGACGGGAGGTAAATAATGATTAGTGGTGTAACAGAGTCAGGCTTTCACTTTGAGATTGAAGAAGAAGTTATGGATGACATGGAGTTTCTGGAAATCCTTGTGGATATCACCAAGGGCGACAAGTCGAAACTCCCTGCGTTTGTGCTTGCTTTCTTTGGAGAAGAACAGAAGGCGCGCCTCTATGATCATTGCAGATCAGAAAAGGGGCGCGTCCGTCTCAGTAAGGTAGAAGAAGAAATCAAGGGAGTTTTTGACGCGATCCGCGACAGATCGGAAGAATCAGCGGCAAAAAACTCCTAATCCTCGCTGCAATGCTTGCACGCTCAGAGGATGCGCTGATATGTGACTTTGCGGAAACCTATCATGTTTTTGATTGGCGAACGCTCCCGATCAGGACGGCGGCAACCCTGGCGTGCGGGCTTCGGGATGACAGCAGAATCAAAATGCTGATATCCGGGACCAGATACAAGGCCGACACAATGCTTTTAGCCGGAATAGCTGACCGTCTGTCAATATTGACATGGCAGGGAACGAAAGACGGCCAAAAGGGAAGAAATAAGCCGCGAATGCTCATAGATGAGATGACAAAGCAAAGACAGCGAAATTACATCTCATACAGCACACCGGATGAGTATCTGGCAGCGAGGAAAAAGATAGTGGAGAAAATAAAAAATGCCGGGAACTAATCTAGGAACTGCATACGTCCAGATCATGCCATCCGCTAAAGGCATCAGCGGTATGATATCGAAGGAATTGAGCGGAGAAGCCGCCAACGCCGGAGAATCAACCGGAAACGCCTTAATTAGCAAGCTTAAAGGTGTAATTGCCGCTGCTGGCCTTGGCGAGTTCTTGAAGAAATCACTTGAAGCCGGCGGAGACATCCAGCAGTCTTTTGGTGGCCTTGATACACTTTACGGAGACGCGGCGAAATATGCAAAAAAGTACGCAGTCGAGGCGTCAAAGGCCGGAATATCGGCAAACGAATATGCGGAGCAGGCTGTATCATTCGGGGCGGCATTAAAGCAGTCATATGGCGGTGATACCATTCTTGCAATGGCGTCCGCAAACAAGGCAATCATGGACATGGCCGACAATTCCGCGAAGATGGGCACCGATATCGGTTCTATACAAACGGCGTATCAGGGCTTTGCAAAGCAGAACTATACCATGCTCGACAACCTGAAGCTGGGTTATGGCGGCACAAAAGAAGAAATGGAAAGGCTTCTTGCTGATGCTGAAAAGCTGTCAGGTGTACACTATAACATTGACAACCTCGGCGAAGTATACAGCGCCATACATGTGATTCAGGAAGACCTTGGCCTAACCGGCGTTGCTGCGCAAGAGGCACAAACCACGTTCACCGGATCATTTGGAGCCATGCAGGCGGCGGCAACGAACTTTCTCGCAAGCCTGTCACTTGGCGAAGGCGTGGGTCCTGCTTTGACAACGCTGATTGAAACGGCTAAAACCTTCCTGATCGGCAACCTGTTCCCGATGGTGGGGAATATCATAATGTCTCTGCCGGAAGTGATAGGAACGTTTATACAGGCCACAGTGCCGAGTATTTTAGAGGGTATAAATATCATCCCGCAAATACTCGACAGCATCACGCAGCAGTTGCCGGGCGTACTGGAAAAAGGCGTTGAATTTATCACAAATTTCGCAAACGGAATATTTGAGTCGTCTCCTGATGCGATATTAAAGTTCGGCGAAATCATAACAAATATATATGACTTTATTTTGACGAATGGGCCGGTGATTCTGGAAAAGGGCGTCGAGCTGATCGGAAATCTGGCGGCTGGATTCGTTCAAAACCTTCCGGCAATCATAGACGCCATGCAACAGGTTGCAGCGGACATGCTCAACACGCTGATCAACCATCTGCCGGAAATGCTTCAGGCCGGCAAGGATATCATCACAAAGATCGGCGAAGGCGTTACAAGCCTAATCCAACACCTCCCGGACCTGCTGAAACAAATTGCAGATAATGCGCTTAATAATTTCAAAAGCATCGACTGGAAAGGACTCGGCTCGACGGTTATTGACTTTATTAAGAGCGGAATCGACAGCATAAAGCCGACAGTTTGGGAAAATCTGAAGTCAATAGGCCAGACTGCATATGATAATTTCAAAAGCATCGACTGGAAAGGTCTCGGCTCAGCAATAATTGATTTCATAGTAAACGGAATAAGTAGCATCGGGTCGACCATATGGAACACCGTAAAAGGTCTCGGACAGGACGCATACGACAACTTCAAGGGAATAGATTGGGTCGGACTCGGAATTGATGTCATCAATTATATTATTGACGGCCTTTTCAGCATAGGCGGCAATATAGCGGACACTCTTAGCGGCCTTGCAAGCGATGCGTGGAACAGCTTCGCAAGTATGGATTGGTGGAGCCTTGGCATGGATATCGTCAACGGAATAATAGGCGGCGTCAATGGCGGATCGCCTAGCCTTTGGGGTACAATGACAAGCCTTGCAAGCTCCGCGCTTGATGCCGCGTGCAGTTGGCTCGGCATCGGATCGCCTTCAAAAGTATTTCGGGATCAGGTAGGTAAGCAGATCGACGCGGGCATTGCGCTGGGTATAGACGGGTCTGCCAGTGAAGTGACCAATTCCATTGAAGCGCTTGCAAGCGACTCTGTAAATGCCTTTGATGTTGGCACGTTTGGAATTGACAGCCGGAGTATGGGGGCGGTTGCGGCACCGGCCGGCGGCGTGACGATCCCGATCAACGTCTATGCGTCTGACGGAATGGACGTTGTACAACTTGCGAATAAGGTTTCCGATGTGCTTGCGCTGCAGCTTAAACAGGCTCAGGCAGTTTGGAGTATGTAATGGAATACGAAATCAATCGCGGCACGTTTTTATATAACGGTATAAACTCACAGGATTTCGGCGTATGGCTCAAGGGCGGGGGGACATATAATGCACCCGCCCGCATTTATTCCAGCATTGCGATACCCGGCAGAAATGGAACGCTTACGCTCGACAGCGGGGCATATGAAGAAACTGAGCATACCTATGAGGCTTTTATAGTTGATGACTTTCCTTCAAATATAATGGGCCTACGGAATGCCCTGCTTTCCGATCCTGGCACGCACAGGCTTGAGGACAGTTACCACCCTGAAGAATATTACCTTGCAAAATACATGGATGGGTTGGAGGTTGATGTTGCACCACGTGCAATAGGTGGGGCTTTCAACCTCAGATTCAGACGGGACCCGCGCCGCTTTTTGAAAATCGGCGAAATGCCTGTGACCGTGGAAAGCGGCGGCCATATCGACAATCCAACATTATTCCCAGCAAAGCCGGTGATCAGGGTAACAGGATACGGAACGCTTTATGTCGGAAGCCAGCTGGTGACGATTACACAGCACTTTGCGTATGTAGATATTGACTGTGAAATGATGGATTGTTACAACGGCACGGCAAATGCAAACCCTTACGTTACAATGCAGGGGAACAAATTCCCAGAGCTTCAGCCAGGACGGACAGGTATCACATATAGCGGAAACATAACGGCAATTGAAATTACGCCGAGATGGTGGAGGGTATAAAACATGGCATATCTTGACGGTGTATACAACACCCTACAAATTCAGCCCGACGGCCTGCCAACATATGTAAGGCTGTCGCAAAACGAAAACGGCAGACGCCTGTATTTCAAGCTTGTAGGGAATGAGACAGAAATGCCGGATGATGTTACAGTCACCATTAGCGGCACAAAACCAGACGGCGTAGTATACAGCAAATCCGTATCAATCGCTGACGATATCGTACTTGTAAACGAAGATACGCAGTTAACAGCCAAAGCTGGCACGTGGGACGCAAAAATCAGGCTGATATCTGGCGGGCAGGCAATAGCAACCGGATTAGTCAGGTTTGATATAGAAGCCGATCCTGTGGCACCTGGCTCGGTACCTTCAAGCAGTGAGCTTGAGGGCTTGGTTGCGGAGGCACAGGAATATGCGGGGTATGCCGTAGAGGCGGCAGAGAGCACGGCGGAATCTGCTGACGTTGCGGCGGCTGCTGCACAGGCGGCGGCTTCTTCGGCATCTTCGGCCACAAACGCAGCTCAGACGGCGACGTCTGCAGCATCATCGGCAACGTCGTCCGCATCATCGGCCGGAAATAGCGCCACGGACGCACAGGGTTATATGAATGGAGCGCAAACCGCAGCCCAAACCGCCGCACAAAAAGCGACAGACGCAAGCGGGAGTGCATCAGACGCGGCAAGCAGTGCGTCGGCGGCGGCGGCAAGTGCGGCAGAAGCCGCTGCAAGCGTTGCCACGTTGGGACAGGTTGCATTGTACTTTACAGACGTACCTGTCACAGCGCAGACCGGCGATATTGCCACGGTGAGCAATTCAAAAATAACGGCAGATCACGTCGTTGCAGAACTGTCGTTTTCTACGCCTGCGGCTGTTACGTCTGCCGTAACGTGGACAACCTCAAACGGGTCGCTGATACTCAACGGCACATGCACGGCGGCGACAACTGCAACGGTTGTGCTTGTAAAGAAATTTAACTAAGAAAGGACACAGACATGGAAGAAAAATATTTTCTGACACAGATCCAGAGAAAAAATGGCGTATACACTAAAGGCACAGTGGTAAAAGACAGCCTAAATGCTGCACGGCAGAGTTACCACGCCTATCTGGGCGCATATGGCTTCGAGGCCGACAGCACTATCGACTATGTAGCATGCTACATCGCAGATATGAAAGGTGTTATTCGTGACCAAACCATTGACAACCGGATCCCAGAACCGTGTCCAGAGCCGCTTGAGACGCCGGAAATACTAGACGATCCGGAGGAGGTATAAATCATGGCAACAGGTACAATACCTAAGAATCTGGCGGCTGACGTCTCTGAATTAAATAGCAAGTTAACCGTACAAACGAACACGCTCACGCTTACAAGTGTTCAAAACTGCACAGTAACTATATGTACTGCAAGAGTGACGGGTCATGTCTGTTCACTTTATTTAGAAGTGAAAATTACCACAAATATGGCGGCAGGAACAGAATATATATTAGGAACATTACCAAGTGGGTACGCTCCGCTCGGAATTGGTATGATTGGGTCTAGTGGAACAATCGGAACAATTCTTGGCAGTGGTTCCGTGCGAATCAGACCAACAATTAGCCAGTCATCCGGAGCAAATCTGTATCTGACGTCTACATATTTAGTTAATTGAAGATGTAATTGTTATGATACTGCGGTTTGCGATAGCACATACCAAATTGTCCATGATTGACCACTAGTTTGAGTCATTCTCCAATAAATACGGTTTTTATTAGTGGACATATAGATTTGAAAGATATCGCTCGATCTTGCTTTTAAAACAACTATTGATGAATTATAGGCATCTGCTAATGGGGCATTTGCGGGTATGCTTGTATTTTCCGTTTTGTAAAACCCTGGGGTTGTAACTGAATTTAAGTTATGAGAGTTCGTTAATGTATACGGATTGTCAATCGATCTTGTTGTTAACTTGCTATTTAATGTAATCATAACATCTCAATATTCAGATGAAATCATCTGTATGCGAGCCGGGGGACGCCCGGGGATAGCCTGTTGATACTGGCCGGTTACGGCATTGAACAGGAAGCACCTACTTCTTAGCGAAGCGCAAGTGGTGGGAGTATGTCACGAACCAATTAATATAATGCGCCCGTCTCCGGATGGGCGCTTTTTCATGGGGGAAATTCTATGATCCCGATTTTGTACGAAGCGTCAGAAAGCAGTTTCACGTCAAACGGCGTTGCCAGACTGGCAGAAGCGACGGAATGCACCGTTACGGAAGAACGCAACGGAGAATACGAGCTGACCCTAACCTATCCCGTTACTGGTAAACACTTTGAACTGATTCAGGAAGGCATGTATATTGCCGCGACACATGATGATAAAGGCGACCGCCAGGCTTTCCGGATATACCGCAGATCAGCACCGCTCAATGGTTTGGTTCAATTTTACGCCCATCATATCAGTTACCTACTTAGAAACATTATCCTGAATCCGATCACGGCAACCAGCGCGGCGGACGCCTTCGATCAAATGGAACAGGACACGGTAACAGCGAACCCGTTTACGATGTGGACAGATGTAACAACATCAGGCACTTTCAAAACGGACACGCCGGTATCTATCAGAAGCGTGCTGGGCGGATCACGTGGCAGTATTCTTGATGTCTATGGTGGAGAATATGAGTTCTCAATGTACACCGTCAAACTGCACGCACGGCGCGGCATAGATTCCGGCGCAACGATCAGGTACGGAAAAAATATGACTGATTTGAGCCAGGTCGTTGACGCGGGCAGCATATACAATGCAATCGTACCGTTTTGGCTCGGCACGGTTAATGATGTGGAAGTACTTGTTACACTTCCAGAACATTACGTAATTGCCACGGGTGCCACAAACCCCATCATGACCGTGATGGATTTTTCGAACGAGTTTCGTGAAAAGCCAACTGTTGCACAGCTTCGCGCGAAGGCATCCGCTTACCTGTCCAGCAATCGTCCATGGATACCCACGGAAAGTATCAAGATAAGTTTTGTGCAGCTATGGCAGACCGAAGAATACAAAAACGTTGCTGCGCTGCAACGTTTGTCACTTTGCGACAGCGTTAGCGTTTACTATCCGGAAATGGGGATCACTGCGGAAGGCGTCAAGATCATAAAGGCCGTTTATAATGTCCTTCTGGACCGTTACGACAGCATGGAGCTTGGAGACGCGCGGAGTTCGTTTGCTGAAACCATCGGCGATACGATGGGGAAAGCCCTAGAGGCGGCGGAACAGAATTTTGCATCAAAGTCGTACATGCAGAGCGCAATCGAAGACGCTACACAGCAGATTGTCGGAGGCATGGGAGGAAATATAGTTATAACGCTTGACGCAAACGGCTGGCCGATTGAGCTGCTTATGATGGACACAAAAGACAAGAGCACGGCTGTTAATGTGTGGAGGTGGAACCTTGGCGGCTTTGGCCATTCCCATGATGGATACGATGGACCGTTTAGCGATTTTGCAATAACACAAGACGGAAAGATCAACGCTAACTTTATCACGGTCGGCACGATGTTGGCTAACCGCATCAAGGGCGGAACGCTGTCGCTCGGAGGTGGCACCATCGGCGGCGATGGCGTTATGATAATGTATAACGTAAACAACTCAGAGGTAGGTCGCTGGGATAAAGACCAGCTTGCGCTAGAGTATGGGATGTTTAAAATAAACGGAACATACCCGCTTTCTATTGGAAAGGAAAGCGTATCGTATATAGACGACTCTGGCGCTTATCCGGCACTTGTAAGCAGAGACGTGTATGGTATGCACATCGGCAGCGGCAGTACCAAAATGCACTATGGCTTCACACCGTCAGGCTCCGCAGTCGTAGAGCGAGGAACACAAAAACATGTTTCTATGCAATCTGGAAATTATTACGCGTTTGAAGATATTACACCCGGACAGGCGGAAATTGGTACATATGATTCGTCGAGGGACAGGATGGTCGGCGCAGTAGTTAGGGAGTATTCCACTGGTGAATTTTTTGGCGCGTACATAATGACTGATGCAATGAACGGTAATAGATTTACACAATGGCTTATATACGCAACAACCACAGAAATAAGCCACATGGGACACCAACTTGCATATGCATCGTCATCGTCTAAACGCTATAAGCACGACATCGCAGCCATCACCGACGAGGCCCTTGATCCGCACAAGCTGTATGATCTTCCCGTGCGTCAATTCACATATAACGAAGACGCACCCGTCCAGTACGAAGACATGCGCGACAAAACCATTCCGGGCTTTGTTGCCGAGGAAGTGGCGGAAATCTATCCAGCGGCAGTAATCTATAATAAGGACGGAGCCATTGAGTCGTGGGACGAACGTCGTATAATTCCGGGTATGCTGGCATTGATACAGGAACAAAAGAAACAGATCTACGACCTGCAGGCGCGCGTTGACCGACTTGAGGCTATCATAGCCAGATTGGAGGTGTGACATGGAGACCATTGCAGCATCATTGATAACAGCAGGGGTCACGCTTTGCGTGTGCATGATCAATAACGCCTTCCAGAACGACAAGACGCGGGCCCTTATGGAGTATCAAATCGGCGAACTACGGAAACAAGTAGAAAAGCATAACAGCCTGATCGAGAGAATTTATAGGCTGGAAGAAACCGCTACACTGCACGAAGAAAAACTGAAGGTCGCAAACCATCGCATTGACGATCTGGAAGAAGCGACCAGAAAGGCGGGATAATATGATATTTACAAAAGAATGGCTGCGGGCCGCTGCGGTGCGTAGTTTGAAAACGGTTTGCCAGACTGCTATTGCGACCATAGGAACGGCTGCAGTGATGTCACAGGTTGATTGGCGTATGGTGCTTTCCGCGTCCGTTCTGGCTGGCATTCTGTCCGTGCTGACATCCCTCGCTGGTCTGCCGGAGGTAGAAACATGACGAAAGTAATTGACGTATCATACGCACAGGACAGGATAGACTGGAACAAGGTCCGGGGCAACGTTGACGGCGTTATCATCCGCTGCGGGTACGGCGATGACGTAACGAGTCAGGATGACGCGCAATGGCTCCGCAATGTGTCAGAGTGTGAGCGGCTTGGTATTCCTTACGGAGTTTACCTTTACTCATACGCAGGCACGACCACACAGGTGCAGTCTGAAATCAATCACTGCCTGCGGCTGATCGAGGGCAAAAAGCCGGTGATCGGCGTCTATCTCGACCTTGAGGAAAACAGTCTGGGATACCTGGCTAAAACTGCGGCGGAAATGTGGTGCACGCAGATCAACGCCAAAGGCTATAAGGCCGGTATCTATTGCGGGGCCTATTACTACAAGTCGTATCTTCTGGGAACGCACGAACGGATCCGTGCCTTGTGGTGGATTGCCGGTTATGGCACAAACAGCGGATACCCTGAACCGGCATATAAGCCGAATCCGGGCTTCACATACGACGGATGGCAGTATACCTCGCGCGGAACAGTCCCGGGCATCAGAGACGGCGTTGATGTGTCTGAGTGGTACGCCGACTTCGACGGAGATGCGCCAAAACCGCAACCTGTACCGCGGGTCGTGCCTCATGTAACCTATGAACTCAGAGGTAACCGCGGCAACCAGGCATCAGGCAAAGACGGACAGATGGTGAAGCTCCCGGACCCGCTGACCGCTATCAAGATCGGCGTTGACGTGGGCCGAATCGAATACCGCGCACATTGCGCCGGCAGATGGCTGCCGAAGGTAACCGGCAACGACTGGAGCGACTTTCAGAACGGCTATGCAGGGGACGACACGCACACCATCGACGCCATACAGATTTACTACTATACGGACGGATCTCCGCTGTACGAAGCCGTTTACTCGGTAAAGCCTTTCGGCATGGAAGAGCTGCGGCCCGTCCACGATACCGATTGGCAGGACTACGACGGTGACAACACCGCCGGTATCTTCTGGACGACGATAGAGGGCGTCAAGATATCCCTCGACAGATGCTGACTATTTTTCTTTTTTTCGATTCACTCCTTCCCTTTACTTGTGGCCCTCGCTCCGGCGGGGGCCTTTTTCTTGCCCCTTTTCTGCCCCTTTTCGAAGTGCCAAAATCTGCGGATGTGCATAAACACTGACAAAAATGGACGTTATTCAAGTCCCATCTTCCGCATTTTTGAGCATATCGAGTGATATCGAGAGAGGCCAAAAACCCAGTAAAATCAAGGGTTTGCGGCCTCTTTGCTTTTTGTGAGATATCGAGAGATGTGCCCCTTTTTGCCCCTTTTTTGCCCCTTCAGATTGAAACACTGTCGATTGCTTCGGCGTCTCTTCGCTTGAGTTCTTCCGTTATGTGCACGTAAATGTCCCGCGTGATCTTAGAGGACTTGTGTCCGAGGCGGCGGCTGATGACATCCAGCGGCACGCCATGCTCAAACATGAGGCTTGCGTGGGTATGGCGGAGCGTGTGCGGTGTTATTTCCCTGCCGATCACGGCCCGCGTGACCGTCCTCAGATATTTGGCGAATGTGAAGTATGAGATGATTTCGCCTTTCTGATCATGAAAGAATTTTGACGATCTGCAGCGGTGCAACACCTTGCGCTCACCCATCAGGACGTTGATCTGCCGGCAGATGGGTAGCAGCTCCTGTTGGATGTAGACTTCCCGCACAGAGGTCTCCGTCTTTGCCGTTGTGACCGTTTTGGTCTCGCTTTCGTAGGTTTTGCTGATGTGAATGTACCGGCTTTCTGTGTCAACGTCTGACTTATCAAGTGCGGCGGCTTCCCCGTACCGCAGGCCTGACAGCACAAGGAATTGCGTCAGAAGCTTGTAGTCGGTCCGCTCCATGCCTTTGATGACATTTCTGTATTCGAATGCCGTCATGAACTTGTCAGCGATCTTGTCAGCGTGCGGCACGTCGTGGAACAG